GGAGTTGGAGTCGGTGTAGGGTTTGCTCCTATACAAGTATCACAATCTATGTAAGCGTTAGTATAATCATTAGTGTTTACAGTTGAGCTAGTTTCATCTATCTCATAACATTTGCTATCAGCCATTAATACTATATCACCCGGAGCGTTTCCGCTAGCGTCTGCTACTCTAACATCTATATAAGTTGCACTACCTTGCCCTGGACAAATTGTAACAGTGTAATAATTATATCCAAACGTCGGTGTTGGCGTTGGTGGTGGAGTAGGTGTTGGACCAACCGGAGTAACTGTTGGTGTCGGAGTAACTGTTGGTGTCGGAGTAACAGTCGGGCTACAACTTACTCCTGAGTTAGTTGCAGTACCACCGCTTATTATAGGTGTTGTTCCGTTTAATACACATACGTCAACATCAAAATCTCCTGGCAATACTCCTGTTTGTGTGTTTCCATTACAGTCAGTGTATGAGTAGTTACAACCGCCACTTCCACTTGGACAAGCTAATGTCCACTCACTACATGACGGTGTTGGAGTAGGTGTCGGTGTCGCAGTCGGAACTGGAGTCTGAGTCGGCGTTGGAGTAGGCGCTCCAGGCGTTGGGGTCGGTGTAGGTGTAGGAGTAGGGCAAGGTCCATTTAATGTAACAGTCCCGTTACCACTTGTTACAGTAGGAACACCTAAAGCACACACTGGTATTGAATCGCCATCTGGTACACTTTCTGTTTGCGGAACACTAGAACAATCAGTATAACCAAAAGTACCGCCTCCAGTGCCACCTACTAACTCCCACTCGTTACAACCACCAGGCGTTGGCGTTGGCGTTGGTGGTGGAGTTGGAGTAGGTGTAGGATTAGCTGTTAAACAAGCAGTACAATCTACATAAACATTTATATAGTCGTTAGTATTTGCTGGTGCTGCATTTTCTGTTATCTCATAACATCTACCATCGTTCATTTCTACTATATCTCCTGATGTTACTCCACTTGCAAATGAAGCTCTAACACTACTGTATAATGTGCCTCCTCCTCCTGGACAAGGAGTAATAATAAAGTAATTATAAGGCACTGGTGAAGGCGTCGGCGTCGGCGTCGGCGTCGGCGTCGGCGTAGCTGTTGGAGTCGGCGTCGGACCAGTGGAAGTTGGTGTCGGTGTTGGCGTTGGAGTTGGCGTTGCTGTAGACCTATAATCCCACACTAAATATAAAATACTTCCGCTTGCTGGCATTGTGAAGTCTGCCGAATAAATTGTTGGAGCGCCAACTGTAGATATTGGTGTTGCATCAATTGCTATAGAAAGTAAACTTGTTATATCTGTTACATTATTTTGATAAAATGTGTTTGTTCTTAAATATTTTAATCTATCTGTTGAAGGGTTAAATACAAAATCATCAAAATTAATTTTGTTTGAAGAAACAGTTACAGTAGACCCATCAGTTGGGAAAACTCCACTACCCTGCGGCCCTGAAAATAATTGATATTGTGAGATAGCAAAAGAAGAAGATGTGCTTCCAAATTCTACTAAATTAGATTCTTGAGGTGAAACAGTCACACCGTCAGTCCAACCAAATTCGTTATGTATGAATTGTCCAGCTTCAAGTGGGTCAGTAACACAAATATTATATATGTTTAATGCACCCGATCTTGGACAACTTACATTTATTTGAATAGTATCGTTTTGATTTGAATTTGAACTAACAACTAATGTAACCTCTTGTATGTTTGAAACATTTTTATTAAATGTAAAACTACCGGAAGCTGTAACAGAACCTGATGTATATGTTACACCTTTATAAATAGCCTTTATTGTATAACCAACTTGAGATTGAGACCCCTCTGTAATAAGTTGAACCCCAGACTCGTCAGTCATAAGAACATCTGTTTCGCTTTCAATATCTTGCTCTCCTTCTTGTGGGATTACATAACTAACAGTTACTAACCCTACTTGCTCTGTAAGATCAACACAATAAACATAATCTTGATTAGCTATTACTGTTATATCTTGTGTAACACCACACGCAAAACAAAGTGGTATTTCAGGTTTTAAAATTTTGTTAGATGTTAAAACGTATTCATCCATATAGGGGTCATATCCCCCTAATTTTTGTGTAGTAAATGCTGAGGTAAATAAATCTCTAAACCAGCTTCTCATGCCAGTTTCCGATATAACTATCAGTCTTTCATCTGATACTGACCCACCTATTAGTTGAAGTACCGCTCCTCTTTTAACATCAGTAAAGTATTTGTTTTCACCCCACGCAACAAAACTTTCTGGGTTGTTACTTATACCATAATTTTCTATACGTGCTATTTGATTTCCTAAAATTTCTGGAACTGAAGCAACCAGACCTCCTCCAGTTGAGTCAGATATAATATTTTTAGAAGCGAGAACGTATGATATTTTATCTTCTTGTAAAACAAGTATATCAGTTCTTCTGCCATATAATATTTCAACATCTCCATAACTTTCTTCTAGTGGTTTAAAATTCGCTAAACCTAAATTAAATTCATTTAATTTATTAACATTGGTTTCATCATTATAAACACCACTATAAGTTAAGTCTGCAAATCTGTGTGCCTCTTTATAATCTATATTTGATGTTGAAAAAACTCTATTACCTAAATTAAATGACTTACCGTTTAAAGAATCTCTTATTTTATAACTTTCAACTCCATTACCAAAAGCATAACAGTTAAAAAATCCTGTATTAACAACACCTGATACTCCAGTTGATATATTTTGATTAGTTACATTTCCACTATGATTTCCTGAAGAATCTATAGAATAAGATTGGTCGTTTTCATACCACACATCTGGTAAAGCTTCTTGTGGTTCAGTTTCAAAAACAATAACTGAATCTCTTCTGTATACCGTAAAGCTTACCCTTACACTTGAATCTCCATCTGAATCTCCACCACAACATCTTGTTCCACTTACCATTAGATAAATATCACCATTACTCTGCTCATACCACCTGTAATAATTAGTAGTAAAAGGTGAAGTTGCTGTTGATCCAAATCTAGTAGGGCTTTGTAAACCAGCTGCGCTTATATTTTTAGGCTGATTAGGATTAGTGTTATTAAATGGAGGCTCTGTTGCTCCTGTTGCTAATGTGTTAATGTAAACATTTTGAACAGCATCTGATCCTGTGTCTGGTTCTTGAATTCCGCTTGATTCTATAACACCCCCTACATTATTTGAATTAAACCAATCTTTCATATTTGTATAATCTTGTGATGCTACAAATTCCTGATTTATAGTATTAGACCTATATTCACAACTGCCTCCTTGACCAACTCTTAATTGAGATATACTCATTATAATCCTCGTTCCTGAAGGCACATCATAAGGAGTTCCTGATGTAACAAAAAATGGATAAGCTAAACCTGGATATCCATCATTTTGACCAGCAACAGCAGCAGGTACTTGTATGTTTACCACATCATCAGTATCTAATACAGTTTGAAAATCAGTAGATGCCATCTTCATATACACACCTCCAGGAACAAGAGGAGGGGTTGGAGATGATGGGTAAGGAATAAAATCTGCTGTTTGTGTTTCTTTTTCTAAAACCGTTGCAAATACACATTTTGTCATAGGACCAGCAGAATCTCTTTTAACTATTAATCTATCTCCTGTCTCTACTTTAGCTATATTATCTCCTTCTAATAAAAGATAAGAATTATTAGAAGCCGGGTCTTCAAAAAATATACTTGAGTATACAGTTTCATAAGTTGTTCTATCTGGTTTTAAACAAAATTTATATCTGGTTGCCCAGCTAGGAGCTCTTTGACTAACCGGAATTGTTGCTATTATTTCGTTTTTATTAACTGACCTAGAACAAGGAATGTTTAAAGTATTATTATTACTAACTAAAGCAGTGGAAGCCCTGTTGTATTCATCCATATAAACAATTCCAAGCTCATACCCTCTATTACTATGTAAACTTTCTACGTTTGCGGTTTGTTGTAATCTAACATTTATAGCCGTAATATAATTATATGAAACAATCAAATTACTAGCTGCCGGAACTGTTTGCGTGTATTGTACTACTGGAAAAATTAAACTAATTTCTGTGCCATTTAAAATACCCCCTATAGGTTCTCCTTTTGCTGGTGGAGATTGTGTTGAATTAGTAATACCTGTTTGATTTATATCATAATCATAAGTTGTTCCGTTTAAAGTTCCGAGTAAAGAAAAATTAAATACATCAGTTAAAGTTGAACCTAATCCATTTTGAGCATCTGCTACTGTCTGTATCGACGCTTGAGTTAATCCTATTTTTGCTTGAAAGTCTGAACTATTATATAAATCCGCAACTGAAGAATAGCTATCTATTAATGTATAGGAAAAGTTTATTATTGTACTTCCTTGTTCTGCATCAGGAGTGTTTGCTCCTACATAAAAAGCATGTTGATAAGTTATAGAAAACGAAATAGTAGCTCCTGTAACTAATAAATTTTCATATCCATTTAAATCAAAAGTAAATCCTGCAAAATTAATATTTTGCGGTATACCGAAAGCATCATAAGGGTATGCTAAAACATTAGTAGAAGTTGGTGATTCACCTCCAATGTTTTTAGAATCTAATTGAACTGTATAATTTAAATTTAACGGAGCACCATTTATATCTATCAGATTATAACCTTCAGTATAATTACCATATATAAGTCTATTACCCATTAATGTTTGAGCTTTAGCCTGCCTAGGAACATTATCATATAATCTTAATATTTCTGATTCTGGTAATACAGTAAAAATTTTACTATTAGTAAAAACATAAGTCGCATTACTGTTATGCGGACCTAATGGTGATTTTTTTATTTTTTCAATAATTTTTATAGTAGGATCGTTTGCTTCTTTAAATAACAAATCTATACCGACTACTAATGAACTTCCTGTGTTATATGTAATTTGTACTGCATTTTTGGAGTTAACCATACCTTCATTCAAAAAACTATTAGAAGAAAAAGAAAAAATTCCTGGGTCAAATGCAGGTTCACTAAACTGCGAAACAGCTGAATATTCTCCGTTTGAATATTTATATCTATATGCAAAACAAATAAAATTATCCTCTAAAAAAGAATCTTGTATAGTAGTGTTTAATAAATTTAGTGTTGGCGCAGCAAGAGGTGGTTTTTTTATTACTAAAATTTGTTCATTGGTAAATTGATCGATATTATTAAATGGGTCTGGGTAATTAAAATCAATATTAATTACTCTTGGAGCATTTAAGTTATCAGTAAAAAAAATTAAATTATCAATCTTATTTACACTAGTTATTAAAAAGTTGGCATCAAAATTTAAAGTAGTATTAGCTCCACTTCCATCATTAACACTAACAACATGATATATTAATCCTCCTGTAATTACGTTATAAGAGACAATTAAATCTAATTTACCTGTTGCGCCTACAGTAAAAGCAGGGTCGTGAACAAACCAATAAACAGTTTCATTAGCTCCGTCTTGAAAAGCTCCTATACATCTAGCAGAGCTGCTTAATGCAGTACCGTCTATATATTGTAGTGACGTAACCTGAACGTTACCCTTGGCATTTTCAACAGCCCCTATTTCTGATTCTTCAGTAGAACCAAGTCTAACATTCAAAGCATCTATATACTCTCCGTTTGGTATAAGCCTTTCGTCAAGGCTCTTATTCATACGCCCAGCTACAAAATTTCTTTGAATGTTTGCCATTTTATTTTATCCACTTATCTTCACCTCTAAGATTCATAAGCAATCTACTTGGGTGAATGTTACTTAACCTGATTTTAGCATTTCTCAATAAAGCTTGTTTGTTTTTTCTTGCTCTATTAATAATATACTCTTGCACTCCAAATTTACTATTTAAAATAGCATATTGTATATAAGCATAAATATATTCTTCAAATAATTTATTTACACTTATGTTTGAGTTATCTCCATTTTCCATACCATCAGATATATATTGCAATACGCACTGTTGGTTTGCCATAGTAGAATCAAAATTAATAACACCAGCTTTTTTATCTATAGTAAACGTAGGATTTATATTAGCAGTTTCTGTATTTAAACCATATCTAGCTCCAATTCTTGAGTTGTAGATATCATCATCACAATCAATACAATTTTCATTAACATCCCTTTCATTGTTTTGATTTAAATAAATACTATTTAAAGATCCGCTTTTTCTTGAAGCATCTAAACTTGATTCTATAGTTGATACATTATTGTTTCCATCATATCCAAATACAGCAGTTGAGTTTTGAAGATATTGAATAGAGGATTGTACTTGAATATTTTCAGTTAGCTCTCTTAAAGTGTTACCTTGAAATAAATAAAGCTTCACCCAGTTTACATAATCTGATGGTAAAACAAAACGTAGGTCATCATATACTTTCAGCTCTAATGCTTTGATTTCTTTAAAAGCATCGTAGTTTAATTCTTGTATTGCTCTTTTTGCGTGAAATAATATTTTATATCTATTTTCATTATTAACCAACGAATGATTTCCATCATACATTAACTCAAAATTAGTCATTATGTTGTCTAAACTTACGTATTGATAAGAACCCCAATTACTGTCTGTAGGCGCAAGACCGTCGTTAGTATAATATTTTCTTTGATTAATATATGCCATAATTATGTATTAGTTTGATTTTGTTGCTGTTCTTCTATTTGCCCAAACTGAAATACATCAGCCTCTCTTATTGATATACCTGCGTATTGTAGTATTCTTGCTACTAAATTATTTAAGTCATCAATTGGCAGCTCAAAGTCTTGATAATCATTTTGCGTCTGGTCAAACAATGGCTCACCGTTATACAAAGTAACATAAGTCCATTTAGGATCTAAAGGATATCGTACATACGTTCCTTGTATATCTAAAGCTCCATTGAATGTTGTAGGAAAAATAGTTATAGAGTCACCTTTTTGAGTATAAGCTGGGTATTGAGATGAAGGAGCAGTTAAAAGAGATTTATTTAATAAATCAATTTTATTTAAACTTACTTTTTCAGCTTCACCTTGCAGAACACTATTCTGATAACATAAAACTTTGTTTAATAAATAATAATCATCACCTGTTGTGGTTTGACTAGGAAGGTAGTATATATTGTTAGAGTTTTGTACTAAAGTTTTTGTAACAGAAAAAGTGTCAATTACTTCTTCATAACCTAATTTAATATCAGCATAACCTGTTCCTGAAACTCTTGCATTCTCCTCATTAATTTGCTGATTATAATTAATAAAATATTCATCAAACAAATCTAACTGAGCTTGTTTAGCAAATAAGTTAAAATCACTCGGAGATATATATCC